AGACACTTTAATCGCTATCTTCGATTTCCTCATTTTTCACCACATTAATCAGGCGAGATAAATACCACTCGGCTTTCTGCAAGTCCTCAAGAGGCTTGCCTTTGTATTTGTATCTCCACAAATACTTCATAATATTTCCTTGTAGATAACTTTTAAATTCATCGCCCGTTGCAGCTTGTATAGCATCAATACATTCAATACCAAACTCATTATAATGAGCAGGGCTATTTACCATATCTTCTTCTTCTACTTGCTTAAGTCTCATTTTCATATACTCTACGTGCCTCAATGTATTGTTACTTTCAAATTTCCTATTTCTTCATCTATACTTTGCCGACCATCTTCTAATACTTGGTCTGTATCTCTAATTGCAGTATGCACCATACCCCTTGTTAAAAGAGCATAGAACATAGTGTCTTCCTCTGTCAACAAATTTCTATCATGACTATGATAAATTTCTACATCAAAGCCTTTGTCTAAGTGTCTGATTATAATGGCAGAATCGCCATTGTTTAATTTTATTTGATTTTGCGACATGTTACCTTCTCCATAAAATGTTCTGCATCCACTATTGCTAATGGCTTTTGTCTGTTCATTTTTATAATGAGGAGCGGTTCACCTGAGTGACCATGACCAACTGCCTGCTCATAATAGTTATATATAGTGGTCATTCTCTCTGTATTTTTACACTCTATGTTATAAGGAAATTGTTTATATGCAACTGTAGATAATTGGACATCGGCTCCATTGACTCCCATAGGGGTGGATTTGATGTCCAACTCAGTTACACTTTTAAGTAGACTTAGTAGTTTTTCTGCTACCCACGTCTGTAGCTTTCTTCCCTTTGCTTTTGCTGACCTCGGTGACATCTTCTTCTTCAATACGGATTTCTGTGATGTTAGCCGCTGGGATGGTGACTTTTTGACCTTTCGTTTCGAGGGTCGGAAAAGCGATTTCGTTGTTGAGTTTTTCGATAAAGGCATCTGCTCTCTCTTTACTTATCTTAAATATTTTTGCAATAGGAGAGCCATCAGTACCTTTATACTGAATCGTCATGGTTACGCCACTCTTCGGTGATGTGGGTGTACCAAATCCACTTGGGGTTTCTTCCTTTGCTTGGTAATTGTCTTTTGAACTCGAGGTTTTCCCAGCATCTTGTCTTGTAGGGACAATAACTGCACTCAATCCCCAAGGTCCGATTACCTGTAGGTTTTTTATAAAAGACTTCCTCGACATCGGTGAAACACCTTCGAAAAGCCTTTCGCTTAGATATTGATTTATAAGTGTGTCGTATCTTATCATATACATCCTCTCTTTCTTGTTTAGTATTTTTTGCTTCTGCTATAGTTATTTCCCCAGTTGACTTATTGAGTGCAATCCAACCTTTAAATGGTTTGTCACTAGCCATGCCGTATCCATGCCCTTGTGTTACGTAACCAAAAGCATCAGACTCTTTTATTCTTTCATAAGCATCATCAGGCTTAAATTTATTCTCAAAAGCAAATGGGGATGCAGTTTTTATATCGTAAATACCATCGTCTAATTCAATATCAAATTCACCTTCTATTGAACTTTTTTTATTTATTGGTAATTTTACCTTACCATGTTTATCTTTTATTTCTATTCCTGATGCTTGTATCACTGCAATCATCAAAGCCTCTAACACGTCGCCCATAGCCATTCTCATCTTAAAATCATAGCTAGGCATTTCTTCTTTTGCCCCTGAGGCTTGCATCTGTAACTGACAAAGTGGTTTACCTACATTACTCATTCGTAATCTGAAGTCACTTCTTTTTTCGTTGAATTGTTTATTTAATGCTTGTTTACAGTTTTCTGCAAATTCATTAATAATGTGAGGAGACATTTCTGTCTCCCCACGAGCCGCTCTTGAAAGGAACGAAACTATAGCGGCTTGTTTTGTATTCATCCTGTCAATGACTCGGGCAAATCATCATTCAGAACGTCATCCGAGGTTACAGTGACTGCATCTTGGTCTACCATTTTACCTTGCTTTCGTAAGGCATTATCGTATTCCTTCATCACTGCAGTGTTCTCGGTATTTATGTAGTCCATAAAGTAACCCAAGGTATCTTGGTCAGCTGGAGTGAAGTCGACGAGTTGAGGGCTATTGTCGAACTTACCTACATAATATACTAACCCACCATTCTTCTTCTTTTCCAAAGAAGCGTGTAGTTTGTAAAAGATAAAAGGTTTTTTCTGTGCAGTTAAAGCGTCCATAGGAACAGATATGGGCATAAAATTACTACCCCTTGCTCTCCAAAGGATAGGAACCTCTACTGCGTCTTCTACCTTTGCACCCTTTTCATCGACTGCGTCGAGAAAAGTAGCTTTGCCAAACAACATACGAAAGCACTTAATATTTTTTTGTTGCATTGCTTTGTCTGCTGATAGGCTTTCTCTTTGACTAGCAGGAACTGAGCCACATCTGAAAGTACCTAACATGTCAGGTATCTCAGTTTGTGGATACAAGTTCTTTGCCATCACAGATTTGTTGACCATCTCGTTCACCTCAGCATCATAATGTAGATACTGATATCTTTGAACAAAGACTTGAAAGTCAATCTCTTTTGCATACACTGTTTTATCAGGTAGCGACACAGACCAAGAACCTGCAGGTAACGAATTACCCTCATCATCTTCATGGTCTCTGTTTATCTTCAAGAAGAACATATTTCTAGCAGGACTAGATGGCTCCTCTTGACCGATTAGTTTAGCGATATCTTCAAAATTTGTATTTGAATTTACAACTGGTAATGTTTCCATGTTTTACACTCCTTGTTGATATTGGAAATCAATTTATATTACATTCAGCAGAGTTAGTCAAGCGATATTCTTTCATATTTAACCAATCTTTGCCTATTTCTAAATCCACAGCCAAAGGAACTTTCCAAGTTACGTTATAAAGTTCCTCAAACTGCTTGTCTACTTTAGTCATAGCATCATATGTCATACGTGCTACAACTTCTTCTTCGCCAGGATATACATCTAAGACTATCGAGTCATGGACTGTATTAATAATCTTAGATGCAACTCTTTTATTGACAATCTCATTTTGCAAATGAATAAGTGCCAGTGGAACCACGCAACCACCTGCAAGACCTTGGACAGGATAATTCTTAATAGAAGGTGCTCCTGATGCATTTCCGTTGGCAAGTCGTCTAGTATCTGGAAAAGCAAATTGCTGACCAGTATACATGGTAACAACACCAGTCGATATAGCTTCAGTTTGTAACGTCTCATGCCATTTTCCTAGCTTTGGGTACTTATCAACAAAAGCCTTATAGTATTCGGTCTCATTTGGGGTACCCGTAGTACCCCCGTATAAGGGCTTAAACGTATGTGCCTTTGCTTCAGTACGTTCTTCTTTAGTAACTTCTGCTTCAGGCTTATTAAATATAATTGAAGCAGTGTATTTGTGAACATCACTACCTTTCATGATGTCTTCAATCATAGTTTCATCGCCACATAGTTGAGCAGCTATACGAAACTCTAACTGACTATAGTCGGCTTGTAGTATCGACCCATTATCAAACCTAGACACGACAACTGCCCTAACTGGGAATGTTGAACCTCGTGGTTGATTTTGAAAGTTAGGGTCTGATGAAGACAACCTAGTAGTCCTAGTGACACACTGATTAAACTTCGGATGCAACAAACCATTACTTCTTGTGTTGCGAGATATACCACCGACAAAACTGGATAAGTAAACATCTACTGCATTTAGTCTTATGGTAGACCTAAGAAACTCTTGTGCTTTTAAGTTACCATTATGTTTAGCAATAGCTAATAGTCTAATTAAAGTAGTTTTATCAGTGGCAAACCCGTTAGCAGACACATCTCCAATATCTCTTGGATTCATTGTGAGTCCACCAATTTTAGGAAGAGGCATGTAAATAAACCCTGCACCAAAACATGCAGGACATTTAGTAGCTTTCTTCCATCTTTGTCCGTCCTTCCTTATCTTGAAGAACTCGCCTTTGCCATGACACTTGTGACAATGTTGTGCTTTTGTTCTGTGAACACGAGTGGTCATAGCTTTTACCATTGATGCAAATTGTGGAAGACTCAGTCTAGGTCTCAATAAAGGTTTGCCCTTTTCATTAAGACCTATGTTGAAAGCCTCTGCCCACTTCTTCTTATCAATGACTTTACGTGAGTAAATCAACTGACTTACTTGCTCAGGAGATGCAAAATTTACATTTGTATCCCCCATGACTTCACGACATATTTCTTCCATCTTAGCTTTTAATTCTTTTTGCTCTTTCTCATAATCAAGTCGCACTTTGTCCAAGGTTGTGAAGTCAATCTTGATTCCGTTACGCTCAATGACTGTGAGTATAGGAAGAAAATCATTCATCAACTTCAGATGTTTTCGCATCGGTGAGTTGTGTGAATTTCTAAATATCTCTTGTTGTGCAAGGTGTAATTGTTTTGTTGATTCTATGTCAGCTAAACCATACTCTTGAACAACGTCCATAGGCATAGCATCAAAACCAATACCATCTTTTAAATAATTGTGAGTCAAGTCAGACTTCTTCAGTGCAACTTTTCTACGCACACAAGAGTCATACAAACTCAGTCCCCACTTCTGACCTCGCATCAATATATATTCACCAATCATAGTGTCATATACTTTGCCATCATAAGTGAAGCCACTTTCCCAAAGCCACATCAAGTCAAACTTAATATTGTGACCAACAAGTAAAGTGGTTTTATCTAGTACATCTTGTACTAAATTAAATGCTTCTCCCACAGCCATCTCAGTTGACATCTCGTCCATGTCTTTGTGATAAAACCAATGTAACTGCGGCAGTTCATTATTGTGTGAATATTGAACTGTTACTAATTTATTATTTGCATTAAATGGTGAAGGGTCTGTTCTCCTATTCTCATCCACCACAAATGTAGTCTCTACGTCTAAATACGTTGTTGTCATGCTGTATACCTACTCAAATCTGTATCCAAGTTGCAAATGATTTTGCCATGGAAGCCCGTTAATTTATTCTTTGATATAGTTAAGTATCGTTTCTTATCTGTGTTGTCAGTAATATCTGATTTACCGATGCCGATTATCAAGTCAGCTTCAGCGGCTTTACCAGTCTTACTGTTCTCCATCATAGCATAAGTTACATTTGTTTTGCCCTCAGCATCAGCACTAGCTTGGCTAATACCAATACCAAACAGATTATGTCTCTTACATATCTCACGATACTTTGTGTAGATACTTCTTAGCTTTTCATCTGTTCTTGCAAAAGTGCCCATCACATCTAACTTATCTAACTGGTCGACAATCAACACGTCAGGCTTTTTGTTTTCGCAATATTTATTTAGCCATTCTATTGATGCATCAACATTGTCAATCATAGTTATGTTGTGAGCAATCTCTGTGAACTTCTCTTTTGCTTGTGAACGATTCTTATATATATCTTCTTCACTGTATCCAGTGTATGCACTAACTGCACGAAGCATTGTTCTACGTGCAGGCTCTTCGTTGGTTATTATGTGAACATCAGCTCCTTGTGAACAGAAGCCGTTTGGAGATGCCACAAGTGATACGTAAAAGGCAGTTTTACCAATCTCAGGTCTAGCAAAAGAAATCATAAACTCTCCTGCCTTGCCACCTCTGACCACTCTATTTAGAGTAGGCACATTGAACTCCCAACAGTTTTCATTCTGTGCATATTCTAATAGTGTATCTAAGTCTGTTGTGATTGGTGTGACATCATCATCAGGCACAAAGCCTTGCTCTGATTTATCTATGAGTGCCCTCACATCGTGAATCTTCTCAGGTGAGCCTTCCATAATGGCTAGACCCATATCTGCGATATTACGTCCTATCTCCTGTTGCCACATCTTTTCTAATACATCTGTAGCTACGTCAGTTCCTATTGATGGCAGATGTTCAATATCAGACAACACCTCAGCGACTGCTTCTCGTTTTGCACGAGTGGCAGTTGGGTTGCTGACTTTGTATATCTCCCTAATCTCTTGTGAAGATAAGTCCCTTTCGTAACTCTCGTGTCCACTAACAATGGTGTCATATAAGTCTGTCAACTCATTTGGGAACATTGAACGCATGACACGAGTTTTGTTTGCATCAAAAAACTCTTTGTGCATCAGGAGTTTAATTAGTTGCTGTTCCATACTAATCTTTTAATCTCCTCTTTGTTAAAATATTTTAAATCATCCTTAAGTCTTACTACATTACATGATACAAAGTACGCTAAATACTTCTGTATGTCAAGCGACTTGCGAGTAGCATCAGCGTCTAAACAAATATATACATGTTTATACTTTCGTAATGGTGTGAGGTCGGCATCTTTTAAGTTAGTGCCTAAAAGTGCCACACCAGTGGATACTTGTGAAACTGCACAAGCACTAGCGGCATCTTCTACAAGTATAGCAGTGTCGTGGTCACCACATGTGAATAACTTTGATGAGTTGCCATACCTATACCACTTAGGCAAAACTCTATTACTAAAACTTCTGCCGATAGCATCATAAACTTGTGAGTCATCCTGGACTACGAACACAGTTCGATTTTGTTTTGGGTCATACATAATTTTTGCAAGTTTGTCGTGCAGAGCGTGCAGACAGTTATTGCGTTCTAAATATTGCATGGATTGTGAATGGTTGTGAACTGGCACGAAATGTTCAGCCAGATGAT